TTATTCATCATCAGATTCCGCGCTGTACTCCACATCAGAGAGCTTAACCTCAAGCTCTAAGCCCGTCGTGAAGCCGCTATTGTTCAGATTGTGAGTAACCTTACTGATTAACCAAGATTGCTCGTCTATGACGCGCTTAAAGCCTGACACGCGCACAGGTGTCTCAGGGAATAAATCAGCCCTACCAAGCGCCAGCGTAATTGAAAACTCCGCAACGCCTCGCTGCAGCTTATCCCACTTAGCCTGAGCGGCACGCATCGCCTGCGCCTTAGATGCGTAGACCGTTGTCAGCGCCAGCACGTTATCGGCCTCACCGGCCATATACTCACCCTCGCGCGCTTCTGGCTCTTTTTTGGCCTTTGTCTTTTTACTGACTGGCTTTGCTTTCGGGTGCTCCAGTGCGCGCAGGTGCTTCTCTTTTGGCTTGCGTTTCAGCGTTACTTTCTGCTTTTGTGGCTTCGGGTCTTTGGTATGCAACCATTTTGCAGTTACGCCGGTGTAAGCCCCACGGTCAGCAATGGCAAACTGATGACGGTCGCCATCTCTGCGGGTCAGGGTCATTTGCGGGACTGGCTTGCCGCTGGCCGTCATTGCACTACCGGCTTTCAGAAACAGGAACTTCCCCGCTTTCACTGACACCGCCGCCCCGTTGCGGTCAGCCAGTCGGGTCAGAAATACGGCGTCGGACTCCTGCGACTGGTCGATATGCGGTACCGGTATTTTTTTCAGTGAATCCGCGATACTGGCCGTCAGTTTATTGCGCTTTGCAATGGTGCTGACCAGCTCACCGAGGGTGGTATCGTGCCATGATTCTTCACGCCGTGAATTGAGAGTTCCGCGAAAATCTGCACTACGCGCCCGGATGGTCAGGGTATCAGGTGCGCCCCGGTGCTCAATCTCATCGACCGTGAAATCGCCCTTATTCAGCAGCGCCGAACCTTGCCAGCCAAGCCACAGCGTCAGCACCGCCCCGCGCAGGGGTAACTCGACTTTGCCGTCAGTGTCGTCGAGCTCAATGTCGAGCTGGTCAGCCTCGAAACCCCGGTTGTCAGTCATGGTGAGGGAAATCAGCCGGTCACTAAAATTGCTGGTAATATCCTGGCTGTTCAGCGTCAGCATAAATGCCGGTGCAAGGCTGGTACCGGCGTCAATGGTCATGCCCGTAATCATGCGGTCAGCCCTCCGAGCGCACCCTGCAGCTTATCAGCCAGACTACCGGCAGAGCCGAGAAGCTCGCTGGCCTGCTTATTCAGGTCGCCAAACATTGCCGTCAGTGATTCGTCGACCCGTTTCAGCGAAAGGGTGAAATCAATCTTTCTGGCCGCACCGTCGCTGAAAAACTCGGTATGCGTGGTCGACACCTTATCGACGATATACATCCCGAAGATATTGCCGGTTCCCTCAATAAGCGGCCATGCTCTGCCCTCGTCGGCCATCAGCTCAACAGCAAGCAGGGATATACGACCACCGGTAATAGCAGGGTAAAGCGTACCGGCAAGCTGGATCGCGTTTTCCCCCTCGCCGAGAAACTGATACGCAGGCGGTTTACCTACTCTGTCATTAGACGCCCAGCGGTAATCCTTCGAGTGCTGCATCGACTGATAAGGCAGGGTGCGGCGTTCAAATACAAACATTCCAAGCGCAAGCATCATCGTTTATTCCTCTCAGTCATGACCCATACTGGCACGCTGACGCGCACGCTTTTCGCGCTCAATCTGTTCGAGCGTGTCGCGTAGCTGTCTGTCAAGCTGATGCCCCGGTGCAACACCTCCCGGCAGAGTGATGTTGTATTCGCTTTTACTCTGGTCAATGTAAGAGCGTCCCGCCGGTGCGGTAACTGGCTGGTAAGCCTGATAGCCGCCATATGTGCTGGTTGCCGGAATGTAGGAATTACCCTGCGTAGCGGCGTTGGTTTTGGCGGCAGTCTGGTCGAGGCTGTCCGATTCTTTGTTGATGATGCCGAGTTTTTCTAGAAGCCAGTCGACACCGCTGCGCAGCTTGTTAAAAACATTGAGCGGAGCCATCAAGGCAGAGGCCAGTGCCTGACCAAATATGACGCCGACATTTTTGCAGCTATCGAGCGTCTCCTGCGTGGCCTTGACCGGTGCAATCAGGTCTTTGAACCATTGCCAGACACCGCGTAGCTTCTCACCGAGTCCGTCAAAAATGGGTGCCAATGGAGCAAACATTTCTCCGACCGGTGCAAAGGCGCCCATGATGCCCTCAATGACCCCCGAGAAAAATGCGCTGATGGGCTCCCAATATTTGCGGATGAGTAGCGCCCCGGCCACAATCGCCGCACCGACAGCCACAATCGGCCAGGTAATCGCGCCGAGCGCTGTCACAATGGCACTACCAGCAACAGTAAAGACCGTACCCAACACGCCAGCAGCGGCGATAATGGCGTTAATCCCCATGACAACCGGCCACGCAACGAGACCAATGCCGCCGATGATACCAATCAGAGCAAGTGCGCCACCGGCAATAATGCCGATAGTTGTCGCCAGACCTTTGTTTTTCTGGATCCAGCCGTCGAGCTTTAACACATACTGCGTGGCCGTTTGGGTGAGTTTACGCAGCGAGCCCTCTTGCTGGTCAAAAAGGTCGGTACCGACTGCCTCATAAGCCGACTGGAACTCTTTAAAGTCGCCGCCGAGGTTATCCTGCATAACCTTAACCAGTTCCTCGGTTTTACCGTCCGAGGCTTTAAACGCGGCAGTGAGCCGGTCAAGTTTGCCACTTGAGGCTGCTTCCATCAGCACCGCCGCCGCCGAGCTGGCCTCCTCGCCGAAAATGGTTTTCATGTACTCGCCGCGCTGGCTTGTCCCGAGGTTGTTTTTCTCAAAGCTGCGCTGCATTTCTTTCAGGATGGAGAATATCGGGCGCGTGTTCCCCTTGCTGTCGGACGTTTTGACGCCGAGTTCCTTAATAGCCTCAAACGCTTTTCCGGTAGGAGCCTGCAGGCGGCTGAGAATGGCGCGGCTACCCGTACCCGCCATTGACCCGGTGATTTTGGCGTCGTGTAGCGCACCGACCATTGCGGCGGTTTGCTCGATGCTCACCCCGGCATTTTTTGCCACCGGTGCGGCATAGGTCAGCGCGTCGCTCAGTCCGTCAAAATCGGCGGCGGTTTTGTTCATCGTCATCGAGAGAACGTCGCCAATGTGCGCAATCTTGTCGTTTGAAAGCTGAAACGCTGATTTCATCCCGGTCAGCAGCGCTGCGTTTTCCTCCATTGAGCGTCGGTTTGACAGCGCCATATTCAGCGTGACCGGCGTCGCCGCCTGAATGGCAGCAGCGTCACCGCCGCTTTTCGCAATGATGATTTGCGCACTGGCGGCATCATCGGCAGAGGCGGCAGTATTGTCGCCGAGCTGACGCGCCTGTTTGCGTAGTGCCTGCATTTCTGGCGACTGCTTATCGACCCCGAGCACGGCCTGCAGCTCGGAATTTTTCTGTGCAAAGTCATAACCGGGCATCAGTAATTTAACCCCGGCCATCGTTCCCGCTGTCGCGATACCGACCCCGGCAGCACCTGCTGCGGCCATGTTACCGGCAAGCTCTTTACCTGATTTATATCGTTCTTTCACGCGGCTTAATTTCGCCTGCTGCGCACTGACGCGCGCCAGTGCCTCGCGCTGTCGATTAAGCTGCGCCGTCGTTTCGCTGATGGAGGTTTTGAGCCGACGCTCATCGGCAGACAGGGTGCGGGTGTTAATACCGGCCTGCATCAGCTCGGAGCGCTGGCGCTGTACCGACGTTCTCAGGCTGTTGTATTTCGTCTGTAGCTCAGATGCGGCACGCTTTGCTGCTTCGAGTGCCTGCGCCTGCGCGCGGGTAGGACTGGTGGTGTTTTTAAACTGCACGGCCAGCTCACCGGCCTCGCGTTTCGCCTTATCGAGCGCCTGACTGGTTACGGCCAGTTGCGCGCTTGCCTTACGAAAGCCATCGATTTTTGACGCCTGACCGTTCAGGTCACGCAGCCCTTTTTGTGTGTTGCGAATATCGCCCGACAGGCTTTTACTCGCGGTCTGGATGGATTTAAGCGGTCGGGTCGCCTGGTCGACCGCTTTCAGCAATACCTCAAGCCTCAGGTTATTACTCATTGTGGTTTCCGCTACGCTGTAGCGCCTTTTCGCGCCATGTGATGAGCTCGGTCAGGCTCAGGGAATAGAGCTCTGATGGCGACCAGTGGAAAATCACTGCGATATCCGCCATCAGGTCATCGGTCGACAGGTCGGGCGGGAAATCTATTCCGCCGAAGCCGGTGACAAAAAACCAATCACCTTAGCGGCCAGCGACAGCATATCGGGCAGATTCATTGCGGTAAGTTCCTGCGCCGTGAGCGCGGGATAGGTCATGCGGGGCAGCACCTTAATCAGTGCATCGACTTCGGACTGCGCCACAGCTGCCAGACTCACGCCGCGCAGGGTACCGGCGTTCGGCTCAATCAGGGTGACTTTATCAATCGTCTGACCGGCACGCTTAATCGGCTTATCGAGGGTCACGACGTTCGGGTTTACGGTGTCAATTTCATTGCCAGCCGTATCAACAAATCCAGCGGTTTTACGTGGTGCTTTTGCCATGATTTTTTCTCTGCTCTGAAAGGAGTTAATAACCGGCCAGCAGTGCTGACCGGTCAGGGAATTACAGCCCGATTGCGCGGCGGTGCTGTTCCAGACGGTCGACGCCGTTCACCTTCTCGACCATGTTGACGGTGTCGATTTCGATGACGTCGCTACCATCAATCGTGAGGCGGTAGTAGGTGCAGACGGTCGACAGTTTGGTCGAGGTGTTTTCACCCTGCTTATTTTCGCCGCCGTCGATTTCTTTGTGACGGCCACGCATGACCACCTCGACCGCGATGATTTCGCCGGTGTCGTCGCGCTGGTAGGATCCAGCAAAACGCAGCGGCACGGCATCAGCACCCGGCGCGGCGTACTGCGCCCACAGCGCCACATCTGGCAGGCCACCGACAGACCACTCGACGGTGAGCGCATCATCGTCGAGGCCGAGGTCAATCGCCGCCGCGCCATTCATGCCGCCGCCGCGATAGTTTTCGAGCTTGCGGGTCAGCTTCGGCAGCGTCACCGATTCAACAACGCCCATGTAGCTGAGGCCGTCATTGAACATGTTCAGATATTTGAGTTTGCGGGGTAGTGCCATGTTGTTTCAGGCTCCTTAGCTGTTGACCGATTCGGCCAGATTCACCAGATATTTATCGGTGATACGCTGGCGCAGGGTCAGGCTTTCCAGTGGTGGAACCGGCGTATAGTCGTAGTCGATATACAGTTTCCCGGCCTTGAGGGTTTCCTTGTCGTTCGATTCCTCGTCGAACCAGCATTCACCGTCCACGATGTAGCCATTTGATTTCAGCTCGCGGAATTTGGCATTAATGCCGTCGACAATGTCACGGATGAGCGATGCGGTAATGGGCTTATCGACCGCCCACATGTGCGCCTCGGCCATCGTGTCGGCCAGCACCTGCGCGGTGCGGGTGTAGTTCTCAAACAGAAAAAGCGGGTCATCAGAGCAGGTGCGGTTACCCCAAAAGCGGAAACCATCCTTGCGCACCAGCGTCGTGATCCCGGCCTCGTTGAGCAGGTCAGCATCGGTGCCGGATGCCTGCAAATCCCAAAAGACTGACGCACTGATGCCGGTGACGCCCTGCACGCCAACGTTAGACAGGGTTTTGTGCCAGCCGACAGTCTGGTCAATATAGGCACGCAGGCCGAGCGCACGCGCGGTGGCGTAAGCCGTGGCGGTATCGTTCGCGGTGATGTCCCATGAGAGGAAATCAGGCCAGATAAGCATCAGCTCGCGCTGGCTGAAATTATCGCGGTATTTGATGGCGTCTGAAATGGTCTTGCAGCCCCATGCGCTGACGTAACCAAACGCGCGCAGGCTGATACAGACCGACGCGAGTGCGGTTGCGACCTCCTGCGTATCGAGACCCGGCACGCCGAGAATGCGCGGCTTAACGCCGGTGACCGCTTCGGCAGTCAATAGCGCCTTGATGCCGGTGTATTTACCGTTCTCATCCGTGCCGCCGATGATGTTGGAAATGGTCTGCGCCTGAGCTGCATCCGGGTCATCGTCGACACCTTCGGCTACGCGCACGACAACGGTGACGGGTTTTGACTGGTCGGCGATAGCCTGCAGGGATGCAGACAGCGTGCCTTTTTTACCGGCTTTCGCAATGGCGCTCTGCACATTGGTAATCAGTACCGGCTCGTTGAGGGGAAATGTCGCGGCATCCGCATCGCTGGCCGTGCAGACCATGCCGACGATTGCAGTCGCGACCGTAGAAATAACACACGTACCGTCATTGATTTCGATGACCTGCGTGCCGTGGTGAAAATCACTCATCCGGTTAACTCCGTGGTTAGTGGGCGAGTGTTATTGTCCGGGCTGGTCTGGTGAGGGGCTATTTGTCGGCGATGGATAGCGGATGGCACATAAATAAATCATAAAAAAGACGGGCATCAGCCCGCCCTGCATCACTCCGGCTTGACCGGCCACTCAATATCCGGTGCTGTTGAGATGTCGACTGCGTTAAGCGCCTGAATGTATTTCATCCATGCAATCAGGCTGACCTTGTCATCATTGCTGATGATGCCGAGCTGCAGTTCAGTCTGCCACAGGCTGATTGTGCTTTGCGCCTCGGCCAGTAATGAGGATTTTTGCTTCTCTGCTTCCAGCATCTGTCCGCTTTTCTGCGCATTCTCATCCGTTACCCACTCGCTACCGTTCCAGCGGTCATAAGGCGTAAGTGGCTGGATAGTGGTCACACTTGCAGGATAATCACCAGGCTCAGTAATTTCGACAGAATCGCCGGTTTCAGTGTCATACACAACTTCTCCCCGGTGGTCTGCTACATATTCCCACCCGTCCAGGTTGGCCGAGCGGCACACAGCAAATCCGTCTTTTGCATCAACCGGCGCATCGGTGCATGAGTTCGCAGGAATCCCCACACCTACAGCCAGATACTCGATTGTTGATGCCAGATATTCGCGGGTTTCCCCATCGTAGTTAAAAACCGTTACATCACCAGCTTTTGTAGCAATCCCATTTTTATTTAGTGTTGCTTTAGCCATTAAGCTGCCCTCACTATGTAATTAAATGAAACGTTACGCGGACGCGTTTCAGTGCTGGACATTGGCTGAGTGGATGCACTCACAACGCCACCTTCTGTGATTACCGAGTTTGGTAATGGGTAGTTATCAAAATCAATTACAGGCGTTGATGGGGTTATTTGCTTTAAAATAGTCGTACCCGCAAAATCCGCTAACGACGAGTCATTCAGGCGCGCAGTCCAAAAACCATAACGGTGAACATGCGGCGCTAAATCTTGAGATTGCGCAGTAAGAATACCTCGCCCAACGTCAACCCCTCGCCCGTCATCCCACCCACGAAGAAACTCACCGCGCAAGTCAGGCAGGTTGCCTGAGGGATAAGCGACCGCCAGCTTTGGATATTTCGCCTTGTCAAAAGCTGCGCCATTGCATTTCAGCCAGCCGCTCGGCGGCGTTGCCTGCGGCCACGGCAGAGGAAACCCGACCGGAATATATTTATCAATATCCGCTGTCTTGAGGTACTGAGCGTGCGGGTCAGCAGCAGTGAGGTGTGCGGCCAGCAGACTATCGGCATAGGCTTTCACCTCGATAACCTTATCGTCAACATACTGGCGAGTTGCCAGCACGACCGACGGGTCGATTTTCAGGGTGATGGCCGACGTGCTCGACACAATCAGAATCATGCGAATGGTCTGCGTGCGGCCGCTTCCCTCCTGCAGTTGCGGCTTGTAGGTTTCCGGGCAGTTCGCCACGGCAATAAGTACACCGGCATCATCATAGAGACCAATCTCTCGGATCCAGAAGCCGCCCTCATTCTCGGGAATAATCTGTTCCGCGATAATCTGGCTGGTATTGGCCGGGTCAACGGTCAGCAGGTTCAGCGGTGCGATGCGCTTCTGGTTAATGAGCTTCGTCTGCGCCGGGTCAGGGGTCGGCAGCGTACCATTCGCATCACCGACGGCCATCTGCGTCAGGTTGAGTTTGGTACCGAGTGCCGCCGCGTTCGCCAGCCGCGCCGCGCCCTGATTGGTCAGAATGGCAAAATATTTTGCGGTCATGCGTTCACTCTCAGGTTATCAATCAAATGGATGGCCGAGGCCGGATAATATTCACTACCGATGACAATTTCCTCGGGTGTGTAGGGGTAAACGGTCAGCGCGTCGCCGTCGTAGCATCCCGCGCCGACATACAGCTCGCCGGTTGCACTCAGGCTGATAGCCAGCCCCGTCAGGTGACGGCTTGCCGGTTTGGCGTCTTCAATCAGGCGCTCAAGTTCCTGATACATTTCGTCAGTAATGCCGCTGTCGAGCACACCGACAACGAGGCGGAATGTGCCTGGCTCCTCGTCGAGTTGCCACCACTCGCGCACTTCAATCAGAAAACCGAGCGGCCCAACCACCCGACGCAATGCGCTGATGGTGCCTTTATGCTGATGGACGAAAAACGAGGAGGCGCAGACGCTGCGCTTTGTCGCCTCCGGCCACTTCTCATCCCACCTGTCGACCGACAGCGCCCACGCCAGATACGGCAGCAGGTTTACCGGGCAGGTGCGCCAGTTCCACAGCGTGCGCAATGGCACCGGCACGCGCTGAATCTCAGAGAGTGCGGCAGCGGCGGCAACCTCCAGCGGCGACGAGCCAACGGGTAACAGCCGGTCACTCATCCGAGCCCCCGATAGCTATCTGATACTCGGTGCAGTTCGACGCCTGCGACTTACTCAGAACAATATCGGCCTGCGGTGATGCCAGCTCGACACGCTGCACACCTTCAACATGCAGCGCCGCGTAAATGGCCGACAGACGGATATCACGCCCGAGGCGGTGCTGCGCGCTGATGTAGCTCTGCAGCTTCTGCTCTGATGCCTGCCTGATGGGTTCAGATTCGGGACCGGGGTAAACGTAGAGCGTCGCGTCAATCTGGTACGGCACAATCTCGGCTGACTGGACGGTCACCCGGTCAGCCACCGGGCGCACATCTTCGGCGTTCAGCGCTTTATCAGCAATCGCCAGTAGTTCAGGGCTGGCAGTGCCGTCACCCTCGCGCGATAGCACGGTAATCGTCACGCAGGCTGGCGACGGACTTGCGACCGAGACGTCAGCGACCCGCCCGTCGGCGCTGCGACCGTGATACTCGTATGCCCCGACCGGCCCCGCCACGCTCAAGCCCTCAAACGCCTGTTGCGTGCGCAGACGCAGGTCAGTATCGGATTCCATAACGGCAGGTGTCGGCGGAATGGTGGTGTCATCCGCCGGGGTGATGGTCAGGCGTTCGGTATTGTTGTTCCCTGCCACGACGTCGAGGTCGTTACCGGCGGAATAGGCCAGCGTCACCGCCTGCGCGGCTTCGTTCACCCGCTGACGCCAGATGACTTCGCGGTAGGCGTTTTCCTGCAGCAGCTTAACAATCGGCTCCGACTCAAGTGCCAGCGTCCGGGCAATGACCTCCTGCTGGTCTTCGGGGTAGAGCGAAATCAGCGTCGCAATGCGTTCCGCAAGGATGGTTTCATAGTCCAGTTCCTCAACCACGTCGGGAACGGGTAACTGACTCAGGTCAACAGTTGCCATAGTGATTTAACTCAGTGAAACAGTGGTTGAAACTGACGCACCGGTATCGGTACGCATCCCGGTAATATCGACATACATCTCGCCAGCGTCGCCGGTCTCAAAGCTGATGGCGGTAAGCCTGATGCGCGGCTCCCACTTCTGGATAGCCGAATAACACGCCACCATGATTTGCAGCCTGAGCGCCGGGTTTTGCGGCATATCAATCAGCGCAGACAGCAGCGAGCCATATTCACGACGCATCACCCGCGAGCCGACCGGCGTCAGCAGAATATCGCGCATGCTCTGGCTGATGTGCTCAGTGTCGCTGATGCCGAGGCCGGTATTTCGGTTCATACCCTGATAGCGCACTGTCATATCGGCATACCCGTTGTCCCGCCGCTGTCGCCGGGGTGTTTATGGGTATGGAGCACCTTGCCATTAGACGACAGTGACCCGCCGGAATGTTCGATATTGCCGCTCATCTTGCCGCCTTTCTGCACCTCAAGCGTTGCCGTCGTCAGCTTGTTGGTGCAAATCACCTCCGGGGTGTCGAGTGTGATACTGGTCGAGGCTTTCACCAGTACCAGCGGCACGGTTGCGGTGATGGACTCCGATGCCGTCACGTCGGCCGTTTTTATGCCGCTGACTGTCAGCGCGCCGGTCTCGGGCTCGTACTCAATGACCGCACCATCAGGAAAAACCACATGCCACGCATCCGCCGAGGCAGACGGGGCGGGGTTATCGTCGGAGAAAATACCCGGCAGCACGAAAGCGGTATCAAGCTCGCCACCGATTGCCAGCAGCAGAACCTGCTCACCGACCGAGGGAGCCCACCACGTCCGCGAACGACCGGCGCGGGTGGTCAGCCAGTTCAGCCATGTAGTCTGGATCCCGCCGCTTTGTACGCGGCACAGCCCCTGCACGGTATCAACCTCAGTCACCACACCTGAGCGGATGAGGTTGCGAATCGCGCGCGCGAGCTCCTGTATCGTGGATAACGTATTCATAGTGCAAGGATGCCTCTGGTCTGGAACCGCGCCAATTCGCGTGGCTCCGGTGGTGGTTCACACAATAGTTATTTGCCGAGGTGCCTGATTATGACGTCTTCAATCATCTGCTCATCGTCGCGGGTGAAACCGAGTAACGGGCGCGCCTCGTACTGCACATCCCGGCTGTTGCGGTTTGGCCTGTCTTTGAGGCCGTACTGATGCACCCGCGCCATGCGCTGCACCTTGCCGGTAAACTCCACCACCGCCGCACTGTCGCTGCCTTTGGCTTTCATAAAGCGGTTGGTGCGCAGTTTGGCGAACATTTCGCGCTTAATGCGGCCTTTCTTGCTCCGCACCGGCTGGCGTTTTCGCGCGGCATACGGGCTGCCGTCGGGTGCCTGCTGGCGCTTGATGCGCTGTTGCTGACTGGTACGCAGCTTTTTCGCAATCTCAGCCGCCATTTGACGACGTGCCGCCGGTGACAGGCTGGCAATCAGACCGGCAAGACGTTCCTGCAGCGCGGTTAACTCACTCATCCCACTTACTCACCAGCTCGCCGTTAACGTACAGCTCGACCGGGCGCGTTACCGGCTCAGGCAGCGGCGGCTCAGGGGCATAGCTGACATGCAGCGCGCCGTCGACCTCTTTGACGAGCGTGCGCTCGGTGAGCCTCAGGCTGATACTGATATCGAGCGAATCGTCGTTATTGATATCAATAATCCAGGTGAATCCTTTTTCCCGCCCGTCGTCGGTGGTCATAATGTCCGGCTGATGTTCACGCAGCCACGCCTGTACCGGCACGAATATCAAATCGAGGTCGCCGGTGAAGTCGGTCACCACCACGTTAAGCACATACACCTTTTCAAACGACAGCGAGCTCGCCAGTCGGGAATCGGTATGGCCGTTGTCGGCAAACAGGCGCAGCATATCGGGGTTGTTTCGGAGCTGCGGCACGGCGTTAATCAGCGCTTTGCGCAGGCTTTTGTGCTTCTGCATCGAGTTCATCCTGACAGTGTTTGACGGTTTTGACCTGCAGCGCGCAGGCGGTCAGCGCGCCCTCAAGGCGGCGGATATCCGCGCTCAGGTCACCATTGGTTTTCGGGTCACTTCCCGGCATCGGGCAAAGGCTCACCCTCGGGCATCCGCTGACCACAATCACCGGCGCTGGCGCAGGCGGCGCGGGTGTGCAGCCGACGCACAACATCAGGCAGAGCAGCGTTATACCAGCGGCGAAAGGCTTCATTTTCATTAAGTAACCTCGTTATCGTCTGCTCACGGCGGCTGGCATCTGCGCTGGCTTTTGCGAGCTGTTCGCGCAGTTCCACCTGCGCGGATTCATTACGTCTGGCGAGCGTACCGGCAACACTGAGCTGATTTTTCAGCATGCCAATCGTCGTCTTTTGTTCGCTCGCGACGCGGTTTGCCGTCTCAAAGGAGCGGGATAAATTGCCGTTCTCATGGCGCAACCACAGCAGCCCAAGCACAGCCAGCACCAGCGCAGAGGCCAGAAACATCACAATGACTCTGGACACAGACCAGCCCCCTCAATGCGCTGGCGGTAAGTCTCGCGAACGGCCTTAAAGGTCAGCATACAAATCAGGTAAATCAGCGCCGTAAGGATCCAGCCAGCCCCAAGCAGACAGCCCGTGGTAACAGAGAAAATAATGAGAGACCATGCCCGACGCCCCTGAGAGGGTTTACGGCAAAAGACGGCGCGGAATACCTTCATCAGGTCTGGATTGACGGGAATACTTTTGCCCGTATTTCGCAGCCAGTGCTCATAAGCAACCACTCCGGCGAGGCTCGCCGTAATGCAGATAAAACTGCCAAACAGCGCCCATGCGGCAACAAAGTTGACGGCGGCGCTTTGCGGCGATGCCAGCCCCCAAAGCAGCACCAGTGCCAGCAGGGCATCGAACATCAGGGAACGTAAATATTTTTTCATTGGGTTACTCCTTTCATGCAATACGCCAGTTCCCGCGCGCGGCGGTTTTCCAGCCCTTTGTTTTTAGTGCCATTGACGTACACCCAGCGGGTAAGCTGGTCGCATGCCTGCCACCACTGATGACGCTTGATGTAAGAGACCAGCGTCGAGCGACAGGCCGCGCCGGTGCCGACGTTAAAAGAGAAACTGACCAGCGCGTCGTAAACCGGCTGCGGCATGGTGACCGGCACGCAGACCGCGAGACGGCGCTCGATATTCAGCACGTCGGCGACCAGATTTGCCGCCGCCTCGCGCTCGGTGATATCGCGTTTCGGTACCACCCCGGCAGTGTGGCCGATGCCTGACGTCCACACGCCCGCGCTGCACTGGTAAGGTGTCAGGCGACACCCTTCGAGGTCGGCAATCAGCGCCAGACCATCAGGCGAGGTATTCAGCAGACGAAAATCAGGCATCAGTGCCGCCAGTGCCAGCACTGCGGCCACACTGCAACGTTTAACGATTGAGCTCACGGGTCACCCCTTTGTCGATTCCCATTTCTGTCAGGTAACGAAAGGTTTTGCGCCGGTACCAGAAATTCACCGCCGCCGTAAAAATGGCGCACAGACTACCTACATACAGCGCCAGTTTTTCGGGCGACATTGCCCCGAAATACGCCAGCCCCACGGCCAGCCAGTAGGCGATAAACGTGGTGATTTTTTCCATACTCAGTCCCATAGATTCAGGGTCTCCGCCGTGGGTGATGTTTCAACGTCGGGCAGGTCAATCGCCGTGCCATGCGGCAGAATGACGCCCAGCTCAGACAGGCCGGGATTAGCCAGCAGCACCGACTCGACCACGCCCTCAGTGCGCCCGTAATACCGGGCGCAAAGCGCGTCGAGGGTGTCGCCCTGCATCGCGTAGACTTTCATCAGAGCTGACCCACGATGCAGCGCGGCTTATCCTGCAGGCGCGAGACCGACCAGCGCATATCCCGCCACAGGTCATCAATGGTGGTTTCGACGCTGTCGGCTTTTTTGTCACCCTTGCCGGTAGCCTCTACGCCGCGATAACGCTCATACAGGGTGGCGGTCGCCATCGCCGTCACGGCGCTGAGGTAATGGAAAATGCGCACATTCTCACCGTCGATTTCCTCAGCGTCAGGCACGTCGGCCAGTTGCTTAAACCCTGCGGCAATCTGGCGCAGCCGGTAGTCGTAGAGCTCTGCATTGGTTTCCGCCATGCCTGTCTTAATGGCGTTGCGCAGGCGTGCATCGGAAACCGTCTGCTCAAGACGCATCAGCTCGCGCACCCGCTTCGGATCCACATCAGGGAAAAAGAACGTGTTTTTAATCACTGCGTCGCCCGTCTCCGGTGCGGGAATCACCACGCCCGGTACGTCCTGCGGTTCGTCGGGCTGATTCAGTATTACTGTCGTCATGACAACCTCATTAGGTTGGGCGGTGGACGCCGGTCGCCGTCAGGGTCAAAACCCGCTTTGACCGGCGTGCCGCCCGGCTCGGGGAGCGTTCTGTTAACCGGCGGTTTTTACCGCCTTTGGTGGACGCCCGCGCTTTGCCGCCGGTTTGGTGGCAGGTTTGCGCGTGCGCGGTTTAGTCGTTTTACGGGGTGCAGCATCTGGCTTTGGCTTCAATGCGCGCTCCAGTCGCTCAATCTCTTTGCGCACACCGGCATTGCGGTCGAGTTGCATCGCGCGCTGAAACTGCGCCAGCGCCTCGGCATTCTGACCAGCATCGCGCAGGGTCAGGCCGGTCACTTTATGCAGACGGGCGCGCACCATATCGGGAACGTCAGCACCGTCGGTCAGGCTGAGGGTGGTCAGCAGTAATGCGAGGTCGACAGGCTCACCGGCATCGCGCAGGCGCAGCGCGGCAAGCGCCACCTCCTCAACCAGCATGTAGGGCGTGGTGCGTCGATGGTCAGAGGTGAGGCCGTATTTCAGCGCGTAGGGCGCAATCTCCAGCGCGCCAGCAACGTCACCGGCATCGAGACGCCACAGCATGACGGTCATCAGAATGTCATCCTGTGCGCCACGGCCATCAGCCAGCACACCGGCGACCCACGGCGCATAGAACGGCAGCAGTTCGCGCTTTTTCGCGGCTTTCAGTTCGTTTGAACGAATGGTTTTTAAGGTGCGGCGGTCATCGGCCAGCTTTACCAGCATCTGCTCGTAGGCGGTTGCGTGGCGCAGCGGGGCTTGCTCCCGCTGCGCGGCTTGAGAGGCCGAGACCCGCATCATGTGACGCTGTGCGGGGCTCGTCATGGGCTTACTCTCCGCTTTCCGGTGCTGCAGGTGCGGTGAAATCGCCCAGGGTGATGTTTTCCAGCAGGCACCCGGCGGCATACGCCTCGACCACATAGTCGATGTTCATCGACTCGTAGTTTTCCACGCGGTCTTTTTTCGGGTTCTCATCAATGCTGCGGCGGTGGCTCTCATCCATGAAGTAGATAGAGAGGTTTTCCAGCGTGGTCACGAATACCGCATTCGCCGGGAAGTACGGCACACGTACCGCTGGCAGGTTGCCGATGCGCTTCTGGCTGATGATGATATCCGCCGCGAGCGACTCGGTGTTTTCCTGCTGTTTGTTGACCAGTGGGAAATATTTGTCAGCCAGCAGCTTACGGCCAACGATGGCAACGAGTTTCGGGTCATCCTGATAAATCTCGTCAATCAGGGTATTGGTACCATCCATCACCAGCGCGTCGAGGTTCTCATAGTCGCCGTTCTTACCGACGCGAATCACCGCCGAAACGACCTTACCGTCAGCGTCGGTGATGTTGCTCATCACGCGCGCCGGGGCTTCGTTACGATACTTCTGCAGCCAGCCGACGGCCACATCCTGCAGCATCGGGTTTTTGCTGCGGTCTGAGGTATCAGCGCGGGTGGTACCGTTGAACCCGGCCATGATGAAATCCAATGCCTGACGCTGGACAATGGCGTCGCGGATGCGGCGCTGGAAGTCCTGAAAACGCGCCCACAGGTCGAGGCGTTTATAGGTCAGGTGGAAATCAAAGTTAATCTGATTGCACTCGTACTTGTTGGACTCAAGCGCGGTGAAATCGGCGGTCTGGCGTTCTTTGTCGCCCGAAGTGTCGGTCGTGCTGGCGATGGTGCCGGTCACACCGACGCCGATTTTCTCACCCTTCATTTCTGCGACCGGCAGAATGTTAATCGTCTGCAAAAATGCGGATGACGCCTGCACGGTGTTCATCAGCGTTTGAGTAACGGACGGCTCGACGGTGAATTTTTTGCTGACGTCATCAACGCTGATGCCGTTCAGTTTGGCGAGCTGGGTCAGATAGGCATTGAACTTAAAACGGGTTTCCTGACGCATAGTATTTCCTGTTTGAATTAATCGGTTAGTCACAGTATCGGGCGGGATTGCCGCCCGGTTTCGGTCTGCGGTTTATCAGCAGTCGGTCAGCAGCTCATCGCCACCACCGCCGCTGGCTTTCGTGCGTCGCGGCTGGCTGAAACTTTCGGTTTTGTCGAGGGTGGTTTTCAGGTCGAAAAATGCCTGGCTGGTTTCTTCAACCTTTCCGGTCAGTTCCTGTTTGAAAGTGGAAAACGCGGTTTCCATATCGGAAATGCGCTTATCCTGCGCGGTCAGATTGGTCTGCACATGCTCGCTGACGGTGGTCACCGCCTCATGCACATCATTCAGGCGCGCATCGTCGCTGACCTGCTTACGGCTGAAAATGGCTTTCACCTTATCGGCCAGGCTGTTGAGCACCGTGTCGGGAACGTCTTCAAATTCCAGCTCGGCGAGCGTGGCGGCGGAGAAGACGTTTTCAGGGTTGGCCTTGAAGCGCTGCAGCGGGTTGTGCTTCGCGTTGCGGCAGAATTCGAGATATTCAGTGCCGAGGCTCGCCGGGTCATCGGTGACAGCAAGGCCGACGAGGTAGCATTTGCCGGTATTGGCAAAATTCGGCTGAATTTCCATTGAGGTGTAGACCTTCTGCGCGGCTTTATTCATCGCGATAAGGTCATCGGTCGGGGTGATTTTAGCGAACAACGCCCATTTGCCGTTAAGCGCAGAATCGTCGTCAATCTTCTCGGCTTTCAGCTCGGCCACATCGCCATAACGTTTGAATACGCCATCGGGCAGCAGGCCGCGCAGGTGTTCAAGGTTGATACGGCAACCGTAGACGCGCGGGTCGTAGGATTCGGCCATTTCCTGAATATCGCTGGCGCTGATAATGCGCCCGTCGCAGGTATCACCCTCGACGCCGATGCGAAAGAACTTTGAGACTTTTTTTGCCATTGTCAGGAGTCCTGAGGTTGGGGTTACTGGTCAACGCCAGTTTCCAGACTCAGGACACGCCAGACCACCAATGACGACTGGACAACCGCCTACACAACAGCACCTTAGCGAATCACTGACGGCCATTAAGTAGCCTTGCCCTGAATCCACTACGGCGAGGCATCAATGACCATTTCCACCGATCCAACCTTGTTGCATGACCCGCGACGGCAGGCATCGCTGCTTTACTGGCAGGGCTTTTCCGTGCCACAGATTGCCGAAATGCTGCAGGTCAAGCGCCCGACCGTGCAGAGCTGGAAGCAGCGCGACGGCTGGGACGGCATCGCACCGATTTCCCGCGTTGAAAGCAGCCTTGAGGCGCGCCTGATTCAGCTTATCGCCAAGCCGCAAAAGTCAGGCGGCGACTTCAAAGAGATTGACCTGCTCGGGCGGCAGATTGAGCGACTGGCACGCGTTAACCGCTACAGCCAGACCGGCAACGAGGTCGACCTTAACCCCAATGTCGCCAACCGTAACAAGGGCGAGCGTAAGAAGCCGAAAAAGAACTTTTTCAGCGACGAGGCTATCGAAAAACTGGAGGAATTATTTTTCGACCAGTCTTTCGAGTACCAGTTGCAGTGGTACCGCGCAGGACTGGCGCACCGTATTCGCGACATTCTCAAATCCCGCCAGATTGGCGCGACGTTCTATTTCTCCCGCGAGGCGCTGCTGCGCGCGCTCAAGACCGGCCATAACCAGATTTTTCTGTCGGCCAGTAAAACGCAGGCTTACGTGTTCCGCGAATACATCATCCAGTTTGCGCGACTGGTCGACGTCGACCTGACCGGCGACCCGATTGTCATCGGCAACAACGGCGCAAAGCTGATTTTTCTCGGCACCAATTCCAACACCGCGCAGAGCCATAACGGCGACCTGTATGTCGATGAAATTTTCTGGATCCCGAATTTTCAGAAACTGCGCAAAGTCGCGTCCGGCATGGCCTCGCAGAAGCACCTGCGCTCAACCTACTTTTCGACACCCTCCACACTGGCGCACGGCGCTTACCCCTTCTGGTCTGGCGAGCTGTTCAACAAGGGGCGCAGCCGTATTGCCGACCGCATCGAAATCGACATCAGTCACAGCGCGCTCGCCGGTGGTCAGCTCGGCGACGATGGCCAGTGGCGGCAGATTGTCACTATTGAGGACGCACTTGCCGGTGGCTGTACCCTGTTCGACCTCGACCAGCTCAAACGCGAAAACAGTGATGAGGACTTTAAGAATCTGTTTATGTGCGAGTTTGTCGACGATAAAGCGTCGGTATTCCCGTTCGAGGAACTGCAGCGCTGCATGGTCGACGTGATGGAAGAATGGGAGGACTTTGCCCCGTTCGCCGACCACCCGTTCGGCTCGCGCCCTGTCTGGATTGGTTACGACCCGTCACACACCGGCGACAGCGCCGGGTGCGTCGTGCTCGCGCCGCCGGTGGTCTCGGGTGGCAAGTTCCGCATGCTGGAGCGTCACCAGTGGAAGGGCATGGACTTTGCCGCACAGGCCGAGGGCATCCGCAAGCTGACCGAAAAATACAACGTCGAATACATCGGCATTGACGCAACCGGCCTCGGTCTCGGCGTGTTCCAGTTGGTGCGCTCATTCTACCCGGCGGCACGCGGCATCCGTTACACGCCTGAGATGAAAACCGCGATGGTGCTAAAGGCAAAAGACACCATTCGCCGCGGCTGTCTGGAGTACGACGCCGGGGCGACCGACGTCACACAGTCGTTTATGTCCATCCGCAAAACCATGACCAGCAGCGGGCGCAGCGCCACCTACGAGGCCAGCCGCACCGAAGAAGCCAGTCACGCCGATATCGCATGGGCGACCATGCACGCACTGTTAAACGAACCGCTTTCCGCCGGTAGCGGCATGCAGCCTAAATCTATTCTGGAGTTCAACTAAAATGGGTAAGCAAAAATCCCGTAAAGCCGCTGCGCAGAAGGCCAGCAAGCCACAACAACTGACCGCCAGCGCTCCGCCAAAAACAACAGCGTTCACCTTTGGCGAGCCGGTGCCGGTACTCGATAAGCGCGACATTCTGGATTATGTCGAGTGCATCAGTAACGGCAAATGGTACGAGCCGCCGGTCAGCTTCTCCGGGCTGGCAAAGAGCCTGCGCTCTGCTGTACATCACAGCTCACCGATTTACGTTAAGCGCAACGTGCTCGCGAGCACCTACATTCCGCACCCGCTGCTGTCCCGTCAGGATTTCAGCCGCTTTGCGCTCGACTATCTGGTATTCGGCAACGCCTTTCTTGAGCAGCGCCACAGCGTCACCGGCCAGTTAATCAAGCTGCTTGCCTCACCGGCCAAATATACCCGGCGCGGGGTCGACGATTCGATTTTCTGGTTTGTGGAAAACTTCACTCTGCCACATGAGTTCGCGCCTGATACCGTGTTTCATCTGCTGGAGCCCGATATTAATCAGGAGATTTACGGCCTGCCCGAATATCTCAGCGCGCTTAATTCCGCCTGGCTGAATGAAGCCGCGACGTTGTTCCGCCTCAAGTATTACCGGAACGGCGCGCACGCAGGTTACATCATGTATGTGACCGACCCGGCGCAGAGCGCGACCGACGTCGAATCGCTGCGCGAGGCGATGCGCAACTCGAAAGGGCTCGGCAACTTTAAGAACCTGTTTTTCTACGCTCCCGGTGGAAAAACGGACGGCATCAAAATCGTGCCGTTGAGCGAGGTCGCCACAAAGGATGACTTTTTCAACATCAAAAAAGCCAGCGCCGCCGACTTGATGGACGCGCACCGCGTGCCGTTCCAGCTCATGGGCGGCAAGCCCGAGAATATCGGCTCAACCGGCGACGTTGAGAAGGTGGCAAAGGTATTCGTGCGTAACGAGCTGTCGCCGCTACAGGACAGGTTCAGGGAGGTAAACGACTGGCTCGGCATGGAGGTCATCAGGTTCAAAGAGTACACCCTCGACAACCCGGAATAACTTAGTCCGCCTCAATCTCTGCGCTCATCATTGAAGATGCAATCTGCGAAAGCTATAGTGCATCAGATATCAAAACAATGGGCGCGGAGATTAATATTTTGGAAATTGATTTTAAAATAACCCTCGAAGGTTTCTCTAATGAGCAAGAAGCCAATAACATTGGTAATTTCACGCTAGAAGCTATTCGAGCTTTAACAAACAATCTCAATCTTGATATCTCAAAATTAAAATGCGTGTTTGTTTCCTATAACTTCAGTGAAGCCCTTCAAAATGTGACATCCATTTACCAACATAAATCCCCTAGTTCTTTTACCAATAGCAAACAGGGTGCAGCCGTCGGGCAGTTAGTAACAAAAATTGGCAGTGACGGGCTATGTAAAGAATTTACCCTTGTGCTATCCATTGATTTTTTTGTTGAGCTTTTTAATGATGGTAGTTTCCTGAAATTGAATGAAGAAGGATACCGCGCAGTCATCCATCGCATTCACCATGAGTTAGTGCACGTACATGAAAAAAACTTGCTAACATGCTTAGCCCAAAACTTTACGGTCAACGAGTATGGCGACGCGCTGCTTATCTCAGCCACGCGTGCATGGTCTGAATACCTTGCTAATTACATGTCCTCGGGGTCAGCCCCTCAAGAGACTATCGATTTATTTCTAGAGAATCTTGATACTGTTGTAAATGAAGTGTCTGACGAGATTGAAAATCTCATTCTGAACTATAAAAGAGATAACATTTCTCTGAATGAAATGTATCTCGAATCAAAAAAACGCCTCAAGCTAATTATCAACTCCTATGCTTATGCGATAGGTTACGTCCATTCTCTAAACATCAATATTAATGAATACGACCCAAAACTAGCCCTTACACTATCCAACTCAAAAATAAGAAATCAATTATCAGAGTTAGGCGTCACCTTTCAGAATCTTTATGAAAAATTCAATGACCAACGCATTACAGGTTTTGATGATTATCGTGAGATAACATTAGTCATTGATGAAATATACAAGCAGTTTGGGCTTACTTTAGAGTGCCCCGACTGGTCTAGTGACTGTGGACTCTACATACATGTAAATTAGGTTAATGTTTCAGAAATATAATTAGCAGTTTGAATCCCACCATTGCTGATAAGCCGCTGTCTCTAGGCGGCTTTTCCATACACACCCACCATCACGCCTCAGACGCGCCACGCGCACACCACCGCTCCCGACCACAAACGAACCGACAGCAACCATGACCGCGCCATCACGACGCGCTCAGACGATAATTTTTAATATTACGCACCACCGCTGGCGCGCAATGCTTTCCCCGCCACGCCTGCCCGCTTTAGGGGGCGATTTTAATGCAGTTGCATGACCACTCTGGATCCGTGCCAGCTCTGGCGGCGCACGGCCAGAACGGGCAAGCCTGACGCAGGCAAAACCATGCACCTTATGCATGCAATGCAGAAATCAAACAAATTTGAATATAAATTAGCGGGGAATCCTATGATTTTTACCTTCATCCTCTCCGGTTAAAGGCGAGTTAATCATCTTTATCTGCATGATACTGTCCTGAGCAGTAGTAACAGCGATACTCGACCTCTCCATCATCCATGTGCCAAATGCTCATTTCACCACCGGGAGCCATTGCACCGCAACAATCACAAACCACCTCAATATCATCACTATCTTCATTCTGACAAAATGTACACTTGTAACCCGTCGTCGATTCATCTGATGGAATCATTGTATTATTTGAACAGGCGGGACATTCATATACATTCCAATTAACTAATTCATAAAACTTTGGTCTTACACCGTAAAAAGCTTCGAACTCCTTTTCTTTGACTTCCTTTTCAGCCTCACTAAGCAAATGAGAATATTCATCAGCCAATGTTTGAAATATCTTTAAATTTTCAGAGCCGACCTCATCTTCTAGATTAAAAAGATCGAATATATCGATAAACTCAGCCACACCTCGAACAAGACGGCCAATACACAACCGAGCTTCTTTTGGGGTGAGTCTGAATTGATAATGTTCGATATCATTCCTTAGATTCTTTAGCCAATCGATATCGTTACAAAAATCAATATCTACAAAATCGACACCTGTTTTACTGCATTTTTCGCACTTAGCGAAATTTAACGCTTGGTCTAATGTAATGGTGTAAGGACGGGCAATACCATCAATGAACTTGCCTAAGTCGACACCTTCTTTGCTAAGAGCGTTATACGCTCCCAAAAGGTCTATTGATTCTCGCTTAGCTTTATCTCTAATAGGGTTATAACATTTAGTGAACAGCAGATATTCGTCCACAGAGACTATATATAATTTCAGCACTAGCTCAAGAAAGTGTGATAGATGTAAAATCGCAAATTTATATTGCCGCGTTTCCCCTTCCTGACCTAATTCATACTTTGCCAATGCCTCATTAAAACTATCAATTGCATTTTCTTTTAAATCTAATTGATATTCCATAGCCCCCCCTTAATCGCATTTAAACGTTAGTGCTAACATAATATTAGCACCAACATAATTAACCTTAATTGTCGAGTATCGAATCGACCTCACCCGTTCGCACGTTGACGCGCGCCGCTACGGTTTGTTTTACCACCCCACCATAAGCATTAGTGCCGCGAAACGTTGTTTTTACAACGGCATGTGGGTCTTTATTCAAAATCAGATGGTAGACCGTTGAAACATGTTTATAAGAGGAATCATCATTCATGCTCGCTTTTATCAGCCTCTCTAACGGGCGATAAGAGCCATCCCAACCACTAAAATTACCCTGAAATGCGTCAAGGTTGATTTTATTATTCAGAGATTGTGGATCCTTCTCGAAGTCGTTGAAACACCACCCTAACACATCACCGAGCTTTAACGCATCTTCTTTAGTAAAAGTGTATTCACTCATACAGGCATAAAACGCATCAGCAGAGCTGGCCGGTACACCTTTGAAGCCGACATAGCCTTTAACGATATCGTGCCGGGTTTCTTTTGGCTCGTTACGATAATCTTTGAGGGTTTTATCTGCATACTCAAACGTTGGTTTAGCCGGTTCCGCTTTAACCGCCGGTACGTCAGTTTTTGCGACAGGCTGACTTTTTTCAGTCGGCCATAAGATTGAGCCAATAACGCCCAGCGCCAGACAGCCACCGAGATAAACCGTACTGGAGTGCTTACGGCTCGGCATTCGAACCAGCGACGGCTTGATTAAACCCACGATAAAAGCAATAAAGAGAGCCAGAGATAAAAATGCTATTACAGTATCCATAATTTTCCTTTGTGTGTAATCCCTAAAAAACAACCCCATGCTATCAAACATGGGGTCGAGGGTTGCACATTTTTCAGGTATTAACGCCAGCTCTCATCTTCCCACACTTCCTGAAGGATGCTATCCAACGCTTCGCGGTCTGAATCTTTATCGAACCCCATCAACTCGACCCCAGTCATGGATCCCTTTTTAACCGTAACGCGCGTTGACGGAAAAACAGACTGTATTCGCCTGGTCAATTCGCATTGAAAAGCATCAATTATCGGCTGTCCTATTTTTTGGTCTTTATCTAACGTGATATTTACCTTCACCTTGCTCTCCTTTGCAAAAGTCTCATCGACAGGCGGAGCGGAAAAAACAACGGAAAAATTATTGTTTTTCATTAGGTTGCCTTTTGCTATTTCCGCAATCAAATTTAAGGCAATTTCTCGGTCTCGCTCCTGACAAGTCCCCTCAGTCGTCAGACGCGCAATCATTTCGACACGCTCTATCATGACGTGCTCTCTCAACTCTCTATCCACACAACCTCCACTACGAGATACTGTATAAACATACAGTAGCACGTAGTGGCAAAAGGTGTGAAGAAAAAAATCACAGTTAAATACACTGTATGTACATGATATGGATGAATATTAGCGGTTACATTTTCGTTGCCATCTCAGCTAAAGCCGCAACACGATTAAGGATTTTCCGGGCTTGCGCCTGATGTGAAGGAGCAGTAGCAAAGATTTCACCTTGTGACGTTCCGCGCACCCATCGACCGTTAAAACAACTTTTACCACCGGCCATCAGGTGAAGGGCTTCGCCCCGGCTGATTTTGATGCCGGTTGTTAAATGTATCTCGTCGATAGTTTTAGTTATAGCGACGTTTTGCATTTCCGTTCCGTGGATGAATTTTCGCCGTGTTGTTGGCTTTTTCTTTCTGAGTCGGTTCGTCAACTCTCGTCTTTCACGCCGACTCAGCGGTTTTGTTAAATCGAGTATCGGTGGATCGCTTTCGCTTCCCGTACAGTTATTGACAGAACTCCGAGAGGGCGCAGAAGCGCCCTTAACGTCAACGGCCAAATCAACGGCACGCTTCGGCACAATTTTCCACTGCGTTAGCCGGGTTAAAATCGGGGTACCAGCACCGACAGCAGAATCGTACACGCCACGGATGCAGACGGTTTCCTCACCATACTGGTTAAACTCGGCGCGCGGTTCATACAGCGTGCGCACCTGCAAATCATCGCGACGGACAAACGGGCCACCCTGCGCATTAATGTAACCAGCCCAGTCACCGGCATCAGCGGCATCATGGACGGCGGCAAATTCAACGCTCAGACCGTGCGCGGTCTCGGTATCGGCGAGACGACGCAATTCACGGTAGACCGTCACCGGCGCACCGCCGATAAACTGGAATTGACGGATGTGCCAGCGCGCCGCCCATGCTGATACAGCGGGGGCTGTCTCTTTCAGCAACTCACCGCTTTCGTCATCGGTTTCACCATCAAGAGCATAGCCGTCGATATTTTTCGAAATGTATTTAGCAACATAGCCGGTAGCGCTGCCTTTTTCCGGGTCAATGGCCTCGGCATGAAAGCGCGCTTTTTTGGCTTTATCGCTTCTCAGTTCGTGGCAGTCTTCCTCCCACGCATAATCACGTATGATGAGGCGCACGCGCTCGACGTCTTCCGGCAACATGAACATAAGCATGTGCCAGTGAGGCGTTCCGTCGTGATGAGGCTCGGCAACACGGATGCCGAAAATACGGATTTCTTCCCGATGTAACTTGGCACGAATGCGCGCCCAAAGGCCGGTGAGATAACTCTGCGTGTCCGACGGGCTGGCTCCTTTCCATTTGGTGTTACGGTAACCCGCCTTAGTTGTGGCGTGATATTTTGACGGCGCGGTCAGGGTATAAAACTCACCGACATAACCGAGCTCATTGCAGATATTTTCAAACCCACGGATACGGGTCATCAGCTCGCAGCGACGTATCGCAGGGTTAGCGACCGAGCCATCGTATTTTTCAATCAGGCTGATGCGGTTGCCGTCTTCGTCTTCGAGATCCAGCCCCTTGAGAAATTCACGCGTGCGGCGCTTCTGCTCGCGCCAGTCGGTCACGCAGTTTTTACTCGCGTAGACATGTCTTTTCTTGCTGACGTTGCCAGCGGCAATGTGCAGGTTTTCACGCCATGCAGCCGCAATGCGACGCAGACGACCACGCCACCACACCTCGTTAAACATGCGGGTGATAGCCGGGGCAATTTCATCCTCGCCGACATATTTCTTTGTCACCCGCTCCCAATGTGGCGGGGTAACATTGAATTGCAGGGAGATAATACCTGCGCGCATATACCAGGTGTACAGCGTTTTAAGCTCGCTAAATCCGGTGTCATCAATGTCAGCCAGTTCAGCACGAATGAAATTAGCGATATCAGCAGCCAGCAAGTCAATATCGGCGCGCGACATATCAGGGAGGCGGTTATATCTGGCAACCATATTAACCATGCGTGACGCCAGATATTGCATAAGCTGGGTATCAAAATGACCACCAAAAACAGCGGTTGATACATTGCTGTTGATACCCGTGCACTCGTATTTTTTTGCGACCAGTTCAAGACGTGGCAATGCCTTTTTGCAGAAGCTGATTAAAAAGGCATTGGCTCTTTGACTGCCCTGATTTTGCTCCAGCACAGCAGCGGTGCGATAAACGTCAAAACGCACGCACTCGGGCTGGAGAGAAAGCACTTTTCTCGCATGTAGCAAAGCCGCAAACATACGGTCGCGGCGATGCTGTTGGTCATAAGTAAGATATGGGCTGGCTATTGCCGACCGTGGAGCATTCCACGGGTATGCAAACGTATATTTCGTCATGCGATAGCCAACTCCAGTTGAAGCGGAGCCAACCCTTTTGATAGCCAGTTTTCAATCGATGGAGGGGATACGGCCTCAATAGTATTTTTCAGAATGGCGCAACGGCGTTTGAGAATGACGGCTTTAAGTTCATCTTCAGAAAGGTTTTTCGCATAATCGGCTTCGCGAATTGCTTTTGTGAGCTCCGGGTATTTGACTTCGAATTTCGGCACATTACAGGCAAGGTTTGTGCTGTCGGCAGTCGCCAAAGGATAGTTACCCAAAACCCTACCATCGAGCATGCGGAGCCCGTGCACCTGCGTTGAGAAACTATGTTTGCAGTAAATGGTTTCAAACGCTTCTGACATCCTGCGATGCCAGAGCTGGGTTCTGATAGTTGCGTACTCACCTGACGACCCAAAGCACACACGCGGCCACTCCCGGCAAAGCTCAACCAGACGGTGCAATGATTCATGCAAATGCCAGACTGGCGCAGCTTTGGCTTTGAAACAGCGTGGTAATTTGGCGATAAGTGCATCATTGTCAGCTTCGCCACCTTCAACCACATCAGGGATAACAAAAAATGACAGCTTGGGATGGTGATAATAAGGAATCAGCCATTGATAGAATTGCTGCCAGTCAATAACAAGGCCACGCTTCCACGCTGAAAAAGCTCCATTATCTATAGCAACAGAGAGGGCGTATTTAATTGATGCAGCTAATTGGTCAGGACGAGCATACGATACAAATGCGCCAGCACCGGTGACCGCAATACGGTGAACGTTACCGGCGTCACCCCATACAGGTGTTCCGTGGTAATGAGTAACGTCTGCCACGCCCTTAACCATATGTTATTTCGCAATCCCAGTATGAAAGGCTGACTCACATAACATCCCCAACCTCTCAATTTCTGAGGCAATGTCATTCAGAGTTTGAAGCTCCGAGTTATGGATGTAGTGATGTGCCAGACCGGAAATAAGCTGGTTAATCTTCGGGTAATAGCCGATGGTGTCGAGCCATTCCTGGCCAGCTTTCTTCCCTGATTGAGCGATTTTCTTTTCATTCAGGATGAATTGATATTGGTCGCTGGTAATAACCCATTTGCCGCCAACTTCGATACGAATACTCATTTAAACTCCCCTGTAATGTTTAGATTTGAGCTCTGCTATTTGCTGACAGGTCACGCAAAAGGCCACGCCCGGTATCGCAATGCGGCGAGCTTCCGGGATTGGTGCGTCGCATTCTTCGCAGAGGAAACGAGAGGGCGCAGCTATGCGGGTGCGTGCGGTGTTGATATGGCGCTCGCGGTCTTCCTGCTCACGCTGTTGTGCTAAATCCATTGCATCGGCCATTAATGCAGCTCCTGTGATTCGTTCTCAAAGCGGGTGGCTTCACTGCGCAGCAGTTCAGCGGCTTCGGTGCCACTCATCCCCTCTTTGGTGATATGAATCGCCAGTGCCTCAAGACGGATTGAAACAGCGAGCGCGCGGTCTTTACGTTCTTCTTTTTTGGCATCGGTCAGCAATACGGCCAGCGCATCGCTATCAGTGTTAAAACTACGGGTTAAGGTATTACGCATAATTGATTCTCCTGATTTCTGGCAATAAGAAGCCCGGCGGGTTTACGCCATTAAATTTCTGTTTGGATTAATTCGGCATGGTTAGCCGTTTGGGAAATAAACTCACCACTGCACGAAAATGATTCATCGCTGTAATAAGCGCCTTTTTCTCGTCAGTAGTCAGCTCACTTAATTCGAGCTCATGACGAGCCGCCGGGATTTTTGCCAAAAAGAAAATAGCGGCCAGCGCCCGATTATTTTCTTCAAATTGTGGGTCACGTTTATCGCGCATATCATCGACAAAACGCTCAACCTCTTTCCAGCTATCGCCCCAATATCTCGCGCGCAGTTCAGCCACATGATTGAGACCGGCCAGACGTTCACCCGCTTTTAGCGGAACAGTTGCGGAAACAGCTTCGATAGCCATGATTCCCCCTGTTTTTGAGTTGAGAGGCCAGCAAGTAAATCAGCCTGTGAGCGGCTTGGGTGCCAACGCTTACCGTCCTTACCTGCGATCCAGCCGTGGCCGTAGTGCATGCCGGGGCTTTGTTTAACGAGCAGAGACGCGAATGACGGTTCACTTTTCAGCATACGCACCTCAAATCAGCCCGAAGGATGCGCCAATACCGCTCATGGTATCGACCACGCTCGACATAGCGGGATTAGTCTGCAGACGCGCATGCAATGCCAGCGCCGACAACGACAACATACGAATGCCAGCATTAACGCTTTCAATCATGTTGTGCTTACGGGCAGAGGTCAGGCGTTCATCAGATACCGCACCGCTCGCCAGCTCGCCTAGTTCACGCATTGCGCGCATGACATAAGACTGCAATTTGTCTTTAGCCAACTCATTAACCGGTACACATGGCAGGCAATGAATCTGCGCCAGAAAACCATCAACGAGGGTTGAGTCTTCGGTCAGGTCAGTCAGTAGCCACAATTCAGGCGGCGTGAACTGGTGAGGCTGTTCCGGGTTGAGCTTGTTACGTAACGTTTGAACGTTCATACCCGCACGTTCTGCCAGCTTCGCCATGTTGTGACGCTGCGCAAAAGCCCGGCATGCTTCGTCATAGTGGGGATGTTTGGAAACCTGAAAATCAAACATGTTGCATCCTTACAATTCACATAAAGTGAATTAAGCGCCGATGACGAGTTGAAAACGGGAATGACCCAACGCCTTACGCAACTGCTCTTCTTTCCAGCGTGCGTAATAAATACGAATCGGGCCACCTGCTTTCTTGCAGCCTTTACGGATAGTACGGGGTTCGATTGGTACGCAAGGATTGTCGCCGGTCGTCCAACGGTAAGCGGTACGTTCAGAAACACCCTCAAGCTCTGCGAATTGTTGCAGAGTGACGATAGGTGCAGGCACTTTGATGATTGCGATTTCAGAAGCCATATTGCATGATTCCTTATTTGAAAATTTCTGACAGTGATTGCCAAAGTTTTGCCGACGCTTGCCATCAACTGCCACCAACAATCGAATCCTAATGCGATTATTCGCATTGGTCAACATGAGAATGCGATTTATGGACTTTGAAAGCCAAATATCAAACGAAGAAGTTTTAGACAGAATCTGTCAGGTCTACGGATTTACACAGAAAATCCAGCTCGCTAATCATTTCAATATCGCAGCCAGCACGCTGCAAAACCGCTATACGCGGGGCAACGTCTCCTATGATTTCGCTGCATTCTGCGCCCTTGAGACTGGCGTCAATATCCAATGGATCCTGACTGGGAAAGGACCACAAAAATCAGATGAAAACTCAAAATCGTCTTACGAGCTCCAGTCGTTCACATTAAGTGAGGGTCGACTCACTAAAACTGGAGATTTGAATATCGACCCCGAGCTTTTCGAAAAGCCTTTGAAAAGTGCCATCTGCGTTAAAAGCGAGAGCAAAAGCTACATCGCTGAGAAAGATGCGCCTTTAGCTGACGGCCTCTGGATTGTTGATGTTGAGGGCGCAATCAGCCTCCGTGAGTTAACGGTTCTACCCGGTAAAAGGTTGCATGTGGCAGGTGGAAAGGTACCGTTTGAGTGCGGGATTAATGAGATAAAAACGATTGGCCGTGTAGTGGGTGTATACAGCGAGGTTAATTGATGACTGTCCGTAAAAATCCGGCTGGCGGTTGGATTTGTGAGCTCTACCCAAACGGTGCAAAAGGCAAACGTATCAGAAAGAAATTCGCTACTAAGGGCGAGGCTCTGGCGTTTGAACAGTACACCGTTCAAAACCCGTGGCAGGAAGAAAAGGAAGACAGGCGCACGTTAAAAGAGCTGGTTGATTCATGGTATAGCGCTCATGGCATTACACTGAAAGACGGCTTGAAACGCCAGTTAGCCATGCACCATGCTTTTGAGTGTATGGGCGAACCACTCGCACGCGATTTCGATGCGCAGATGTTTTCCCGCTACCGAGAAAAACGGTTAAAAGGTGAGTATGCCCGTTCAAACAGAGTGAAAGAGGTATCACCTCGTACGCTTAATCTTGAGCTGGCCTACTTCCGGGCAGTGTTCAATGAGCTAAACCGCCTTGGAGAATGGAAGGGGGAAAACCCACTGAAAAATATGCGCCCATTCCGCACAGAAGAAATGGAAATGGCCTGGCTAACTCACGACCAAATTTCGCAACTGCTCGGAGAGTGTAATCGGCATGACCACCCTGATTTAGAAACCGTGGTAAGAATCTGTCTCGCCACTGGCGCACGGTGGTCTGAGGCCGAGAGCCTGAGAAAAAGCCAGCTCGCGAAATACAAAATCACATACACAAACACGAAAGGCAGAAAAAACCGCACCGTCCCAATCAGCAAAGAGCTCTATGAGTCTCTGCCTGATGATAAAAAAGGCCGGTTATTTAGTGATTGTTATGGCGCGTTCCGGTCAGCTCTTGAAAGAACAGGCATCGAACTACCGGCAGGACAGCTAACCCACGTTTTGCGCCATACCTTCGCCAGCCACTTTATGATGAATGGTGGTAATATTTTGGTCTTGCAGCGCGTACTCGGCCATACCGACATCAAAATGACGATGCGATATGCGCACTTTGCCCCAGATCATTTAGAGGATGCCGTAAGATTCAACCCATTACAAAACACACTTAAAACCTTTAACTATACAAGTCCAGAGGTATAAATGAAAAAGCAGCTGGCTTTATTCAACAATAACTTGGTTAATAAGTATGATTACTCATTTAGTATAAAATCATTATCGACTCAGCTAATAGAACATTATGCTTGGGAGTCAGGCATCCCAAATTTCATTAATCATGATATGCATCGTCCACTTTCTTGGTCTAGGATACATGGCCTTTCAATTGATAATACAAAAGTTGGCCTACTGGGTGAAATATCTATCCCTGAAACAAAAAAAGAAAAAAGCCTAATACATAATCTCACACAGGATTATCTAGAAAAAACAGTATTTAACATTACACATGAAGATAAAGATAAATTAAAAACTCTCATTGGAGAATCTTTTTATTCAGAAAACATTAAATTTATTAGGGGAGAATGCATCACAGCATTTGATACAAACATTGCATTGAAAAAATTCCCAGAACTTTTTGGGAATTACGAAAATGACAAACGTAGCCTTGTAGATTTATCAACTCTTGATTGCATAGCTCCAGGAATTTTCTCTTATAATGGTCTTTTAGTATTTGCTCACCGATACTTTAGGAGATCACTTTCTCCATTAAATAACTTAAACACTCCATTACTTAAACAATTACAAACACTTTCCTCTGATAAAGATCTTGAAGTCAAAATATTGCTGGATCCGCATAGTTTGGGATTACCTGGTTCATATTTAGAACCAATTGAACTTGACTACTGGTGGGGACCTAAATTCGATGATTCCTTAAAAGATATTTCTAATGGTGTAGCAACACATGTAACCTCTAAAGAGGAATCATTTTTTAATGGTATATCAAAGACCGAATTTTGGTGGCACGACCAGAATGGAATTAAATCATTGGAATGCGAAGAAACTAGAGACATACCTTCAGCCGAGATGCTTGAGTTGGGGAATTCCTATGGTTTCAGATACGCTCACTCTATGCTAACTAATGAAGGTATTCCAAATCATTTAGACGGCGCAATTCGTTTATATGATGAAGATGGTTTTCTTTCACGCTTAGATACCTCTATCGACAAGGCAGGAAAAAATGCTCACTATTTTAAGATTTGGCGTATCGATGGAAATATTAGTGTCTCTACATGGAAAAGAGTATTATCCGATTATTACAAAGATAATCGTTTGATTGGAGAGTATTTCGAAGGAGAAGACTCAAAATCTGAAAACATCACTTCTAATAAGAAGGAGTTTTTAACAAAAGAAAAGAAATACATTTACACCCCTAGCAAAGAACAGGGGCCGAGCATATACATCTCGATAAAAGACAAAGATGAAAACATTCAACATGACGTAATTATTCATACTGAAGATCTCATTACTGATTATTTTGAATTAAACAACACCATAGATCTTAAATTCATTGGATTACAAAAACAATTAATAAACAGATTCAACAGCAATCTTAAAATCCCAAATGAATGCATAATTATCGCATATGAAGATATGAACTTCAGAATACCAGAGGTTGCGTTTTATGGGGAGGATTCAGTAACCAACGCAATTGAATACCTTGGTATCGTGCAGAGTTACATTTCTAAACTTCCCTTAATCAAGGAAAGCACAATAACCTTCGCCGTATCAGTAGAGTATGAGAGTTTTATATTAAAAATTTCGTGCATAACAAATAGTAAAGATTTTTTAGATTTGCTTTCTCATAATGACCTTATCCCTACGAGCCATATTGATATACATGATTGGATATCAAGGACACAGCAAAATATAATTAAAATCAATAATAACAATTGTGAACCACAAACGTTATTATTAAGAAACAAAAAAATACATATCCCATTAGTAATGCTAAGCGAACATGAAGTAATTATTGACGGAAATAATTTAGTTGTCAAATTCCATAAATCTAACATTGATAATGTTACAGGTATGGAATTGAATTACAAACCAGTGATGCTTAATGCAGTAAAAAATGCGACTTGTGCTAAGTGTAATATAAGCTTTTTCGATTGTAATTGCATACACAGCAAGTTGATAATGGACAAGATTAACCCTTTAGGGATTTATTGGTCTGAAACCACATCTTTCCCTGATGAAGTGCTAAACCCCCCTGTTTCAAGTGGCGACAAAGTGGCGATAGAAATGGTAAATAAAGAGTAA